AATAATGTTTCCATAAGAATATCACTATAACACGAATAAACTCCTGGCACTTGTGCGTCTTTAAAAGTTCCACAAAAAGAACCATCAGGTACATACTCAGTATTAATCATGTGATTAATGCATTTACTTTTTAATATAGTATAGTCGTATATAAATTTTGCTTGTCCTCTACTAATAAAGTTTTTTACAATTAAGTAATTGTTTTTAACAAAAAAATCGGCTGTTTCTTTAAAATTCATTATCAAATTCTCCTATCTAAATGGTTTTCCCATAGTCCACATAACTAAAGAATATCTAGTTCCTTTTTTTACAGGTGTAACTCTATGATTAATAAAAGAAGGAAAGAAAATCAAAGTACCTTGACCTCTAGCTTCTTTACATATTTCAATTGTGTCTTCATTTTTTCCAAAATCATTTCTACCATAATCAAACTCTAAATCTCCACCTTTAAATTCCTTTGGGTCATTTAAAAGAAGTGTCATACTAATCTTTCTTATTTTACCATTAAAATTTTCACCTCTATTTTCATAAGCGTATGTGGCGTCAAGTCCGGCATCTCTGTGCCAATGATAATATCCACCTGGTTTATAAATTGTAAACTGTAAAGTTTCTGACCAGTCAACATCAAAATTCCATACAGCCTTACTATTTGCTTCATGTAAATAAGGATATAATAAATCGTATATCCAAGTTTGTTCAAGTCCACCATCAAGACTATCTCTTGCTTTGACTGTCACATCATTGTTTGCTTCGGATGAAGTTAAAGATTTTTTTACTTTCGATTCATGACCTAATTGAATTATTTTATTACACACATCTGGTGCAATAGCATTTTTAAAATAGTAATAAGCATTTGCAATCATCTAAAATTATACCATCCTGTAGCTATATATTTTGTTTGAGTTTGAGATGGAACTCCCTTATGAGTAAACATCCATGTTGCTGGCCATATCACCGTTAAACCTTTTTCTGGTCTAACTTTTTCATTTTGAAATTTCCAAGCAGTTTCACCTCCATCTGTAACATCATTTAAATAAGTCATAAAGGTCAAATGTCTTCTCATAGAAAAATCATCTCCAGCATTTTCACAATGCCACTTGTGATAACCTTGACCTGGCATATATCTTTGTATATTATACCATTCAAATATACCCCAACTAGCTAGTTTATTACTACTCTCAGGATATTGATGTTTATAATGTTCCATAACTACTGATAAAGATTTTAAATAATCTTCTAATGGGTCTTCTAAAGTAAAACTGCTAAGACATAAATCTAAACTATCTTTTTCTTTAGGATTTACTCTACCTTTATCAGAACCTAATTTACCAGGTTCTTTATCTTGGTGATTCTCAAAATATTTTATTAGTCTATCACAAAGGTTTTCATTAATATACCAACCTGATATAAAATTATTTTTTTCGTTAATAAAATGTGGTTTTAAAGTCATTAGTATTGAAACTCCATATTGCCTGCTACGGATATTCTAGTTATATCAGTTTTAAAAGGATGTACATAATGTTTTAACCTGGCAGGAAAAATAAAAAAGTCACCTTTTTCAGGAAAAAAAGTATTAGAATTTACATAATGAGGCAAACCATCTCCATACATAAAGTTAAGAGCACCTGGTCCATCTGTAGTAGTCATATTATTTTTATATTCTTCTCTTAACTCATTTGGTACATCACAAAAAAGTACAAATGATAAATCACCATAATGTTCATGTGGAGGACTAAAATCATTTTTTTTCATGTAATTAATCCAGAGAGCATTCATAAAAAGTTGTTTGATAGATTTTGTATTAGAAGTGCCTGGATTTGTTACCCATTGACTATTTCTATGGTCTAAATATGTATTAAAAATTTTTGCCGTATTAGTAACAAAGTAATTTTTATCTTCATCTTTAAAAGTTAAAGATTTTTTAATATTAGCCACTAAATTAATTTTAGCGTCATCTTTTTCTATTGTAAGTTTTTCAGCTCTACGCATTAACTCATCACATATATTATCAGATACTTTAAACTTAATCAATAAAGGACCCCAATTGTAAAATTTAAATCTTATATCGTTTGTCATTCAATCCTCATATCATCTTGTACGGTTCTTCTTCGCATTTCTGGTATAGAATACCATGGAGCATTTATATTAGTAAAAAAAGTTATAAGTGTTAATCTTTCTTCTCCTGGTTTTAAATCCCACTCTGCGCCATGATTGTATCCACCATCAAATGCCGTCATACTATTATAATCACTATTAATACTAACAATCTTTTGGTAATTTTTACTAAATTCTAACTGTTCATTTTTATACTCTTTAGTAGTTTTACCTGATTTATAATAATCAAATTTTGATTTTGGAGTTTTTGTTTGATAACCTAATTTTTTAGATTTATATAAACTTGTTCCCGAATTGGTAATACCAGGTGTTAAATATATAATTGATGTTAACATACTATCATTATCTGTATGAATCCAACCAAAATTGTCTTCTTTAATGTCTTCATATTTTATTAATTGAAAAAAACAATTTGATTCCCAGCCTACTTTACCAACTTCTTTTCCATATATCAAACTTAAAATTTTTAGATGTGTAAAATCATAAAAATTATTATCTACTGTATGTAATTGTTTTGTTCTAGCACCAGGATAACGGCCATCTTTAGGTTTATGGTATTCTAAACCCATAGCCCATTGTCTTATCTCGTCTGCGTTATCAAAAAAATTTGGTGTATAATATAAAGGGTAATACATTTTATAATAATCTCATATCTATCTATGAAATTTTACATTAATAGCAATGCAAACTCTCTCTTCATCTTCTACTTTATGTGGGGTTGTTCCGTGTTGCATCCAACCAGGAAAAATATAACCTATACCTGTTTCCGGTTTAAAAGATTTTACACTTTTATTTAATGAGTTAAAATCCCAAGAAGCACAAGGACGAGGGTCGTAAAATTCTATGTTACCATTTTTATCTAAAGTTTCAGGAACTTTAGCATAATATACAATTGCTAAATCAATGCCAGGATGATTGTGTACTTTAGAATAATCATTTGGTCCATATATCATAACCCAAGGAGTAATTTTTGTGGTAGGAGCAGTAGTATTTCTAAAATGTTTATCAATATACTTTTCACCATAATCAAAAATTATTTCTACTATTTTATCGTAAAATTCTTGAACAAACTTATCTTTTCTTTTGCCTACTTCATATTCATAAAATAGTGAAAAGTCTGTGTGTTTACCTCCAACCATGCTATATGGTTGTTTTACACCATCAACTATTTCCGATTTCATGTCTTTTACATAATCAAGTAAACCAGAGTTTAATTTAGGTGTGTCTTTTAGTTTGAATTCTACTAGGGGGGTTGAAAATAAGTCTATCTTTTTCATCTCAATCCTTTCATTATTAAATATTATATAATTATTTATAAACTATTTTTTAAGCATATCCGGCAGGCTTTGTTGGCCATGTAATATTAAATGGGTCTGATTGGTCAGTAATATCTCTAAGTGCTTGCCTATATGTTGCTATATCTGTAGGTACAGTTGTTCCTAATTCTTGATGTTTTACAATTTCCCAATCTGTGGTTTCTAAGAGTTGTTTTCTGATACCTCTAATTACTTCCCATTGATTTAGTGTGTGTAAATTATTGGCAGCTGTTTCTTCATCACTTGTTGAAAAAGTTTTGTTTTGCAAAGTCCAAATTTGATGAAATCCATTATCAACATCACCATCGGGTGTGTCTTCAACATATTCTTGTATAGGATTTGGGTCAACTGGCTTATCTACAGGATACCATCTAGCATATCCTGAAGGCACCTCTTTAGAGAAAATAGTGTCTCCACTTGGAGCACCGTCAACTATTTGTCTAATAAACATTTATTTTCTCCTAATCTTGTGCATTACTTGGATAACTTGACTGAACATTACTACTTGTGTAACCGTAAACAAGTCTTACAGCACCACCGGCACCGCCACCTGTTTCACCCTCACCAGCGTTTTGGCCACCGCCACCGCCTCCGTAATTTCCACCATCACCACCACCTGCAACAGGATGAATACTCATTGGTTGATGACCATTTTGTCCGTTTGAACCACCAGAACCTCCTCCGCCACCACCGTAGGGAGATGAACCTAA